CGCGCTTGCCGGTGGCTGCGCGCAGCTCGTTGCGGAGGCGTGCGCCTGGAGTCGTGAGCGCATCACGAGTAAGGATTGCTCGGGCGTCACGGGCGTGGCCATGGTATTCGTCGGTCACACCCCGGTGAAGCAGCCGACCTCGCTCGGCAACGTTCACTACATCGATACGGGCGCCGTGTTCGGCAAGGCGCTGACGATCCTGCAGTTCAATTAAGAGGCCAGCAATGGATCGAACAGTCCCGAGTCTGCGAGTGCAGATCGGTCAAGAGGTCGTGCTGCGCCGCGCCGAGGTTGAGGTGTTGTCACGCGATGCAGCCGGCAACCCGACCATCGTCCACATGCGGCCGCAAGTCCGGAAAGGCGAGATCCTGTGCGAGCGCCTGGGTGATATCCCGATCATCTTGACGGAAGGCGAGTGCGTCGCAGTGCTGCCGCCTGTCGAGCCCCTTGACTTCGACACCTGGTACCGCCACCGAATCAACGTCGCGCACGCCAAGTACATGGAGCGCACGTCTTATCACCCTTCATGCGACTGGCTGACGTTCCCTCCCGAAGCCATTGAGCGGTACATCAATGGGACTGGCATATGAATCCGACTGCCGAGATGTACCGCGACGAGCTGATACGCGCAGTTGTCCCTGATCGCCCGGCCATGCTGCGCCAGGTACACCAGCCCACCGTGCTGGAAGACTTCTGTAACTCGCTCGCCGATGGCTGCGAGGCTAAGCGTCTCTTGCGCGCCAAAGGATACGGGCAGCCGTGGATGACGCTCACCGAGATCGTCCAGCTGCTGCCGACTGCATCGGCGCCACCGACCCGCAAGGGCCGGAAGCGACGGCGCTGATGGCGAAGCTTCGCACCCTGCAATCCCGCCTCAAGCCTGCCATCAACACACGGCTCGCGCCGGCGCCGACCGCGACGGTCGAGCGGAAGCGCGGCAGTGCTGGCATGCGGGACCGAGAGCGCATCCGTCAGCGAGACTGCGGCCTGTGCCAGGCATGCAAAGCCAAAGGTCGAACAGCCGTCGGCGTCGCGGTCGACCACATCATCCCTCTCTGGGCCGAAGGCACCGACGAGGACAGCAACAAGTGGCTGCTGTGCCAGCCTTGCCATGACGCCAAGAGCGCCCACGAGGCGCGGCAGCGCGCCGCCGGCGGCCTGGTCACCCCATGGGGAGGGGGTATCTGAAGTCTGGGGCCGTCGGCCCTCGGACACCACCTTGTCTCTCACGCGCAGAAAAAATCCCCCTTGGAGGAATTTGTTAATGGCTTTAACAGGCAAAAAGCGAGCCTTCGCCGATGCCGTTTTGGCCGGGTTCTCGAATAAGGAAGCGGCAATTCGCGCTGGCTTCAGTGAAAAAACGGCGTCCGCTGCCGGGTCCCGAAATGTTAAAGACCCGGATGTTAAAGCCTACGTCGACGCGCACCGGAAAAACCCTGCAACGACTGGCGCGAAACTGCCGTCAGCAGCACCTGGGCCGCCGGACGATGCGGTCGAAATTCCGCACACTGTCGATCCTGTCGAATTTCTGACCAACGTCATGAATGAGCCGGCCGCAGACCTGCGGCTCCGGATCGACGCAGCGAAGGCGATGCTCCCGTTTAAGCATCAGAAGCTGGGCGAGGGCGGCAAGAAGGACCAGAAGCAGGAGGCAGCACAGAAGGCGGCGAGCCGGTTTGGTCGCGCCACCCCGCCGAAGCTGGTGGCTAACGGCGGGAAAAAGGTTTAAGCATGCAATGGTCCACAAGTTGCCCCGACTGGGAGCGGCGGCTGATCGGCAAGCAATCGATCATTCCCGCTCCGATCTTCCCGGACCAGGCTGAGGAAGCCCTCAAGATATTCAGGCAGCTCCGCGTAACGGACCTTCCAGGGAAGCCGACATTCGGCGAGTGTAGCGAAGCTTGGGTCTTTGACTATGTTGCCGCGATTTTCGGCGCATATGATTCCGACTCCGGCAAGCAGTTGATACGCGAGTTCGGGCTGCTGATCAGCAAGAAGAACACGAAATCTACAATCGCAGCCGGAATCATGGTCACGGCCCTGATGCTGTGCTGGCGCGAGGAGGAGGAGCACCTCATTCTAGCGCCTACCAAGGAGGTGGCGGACAACAGCTTCAAGCCTGCGGCGAGCATGATCCGCGCGGATGACGAGCTGATGGACATCTTCCATATCCAAGACCACATCCGAACCATCACGGACCGCACGACCCGCAACAGCCTCAAGGTGGTGGCTGCCGATACCGACACGGTCTCAGGCAAAAAGTCCGGCAAGGTGCTGGTCGACGAGCTCTGGCTGTTTGGCAAGCGGGCGAACGCTGAGGCGATGTTCATGGAAGCCCTGGGCGGCCAGGTGTCGCGCGATGAAGGATGGGTCATCTACCTGACAACCCAGAGTGATGAGCCCCCTGCCGGAGTGTTTCGGGAGCGACTGAACTACTGGCGTGACGTCCGCGACGAAAAGATCGACGACCGGAAAACGCTGGGCGTGCTCTACGAGTTCCCGCCGGCGATGATCAAGAACAAGGGCTACCTCGAGCCTGGTAATTTTTACGTTACCAATCCAAACATGGGGCGCTCTGTGAGCGCGGAATGGCTTGAGGATCAGCTTAAAAAAAACCAGAACAAGACCGATGGCACGCTCCAGCAGTTCCTTGCAAAGCATCTCAACGTAGAGATCGGACTCAATCTGCGGTCCGACCGCTGGGCGGGTACGGATTTCTGGGAGGCCGCCGGCGCCGTCAATGTCACCCTGGGCTACCTGCTTGAAAACAGCGAGGTGGTCGTGGCCGGCATCGACGGCGGCGGTCTGGATGACTTGTTGGGCCTGACACTGGTCGGTCGCGAGATCGCGACTGGCCGCTGGTTGACCTGGTCGCATGCTTGGTGTCATGAAATCGCGCTCGAGCGACGCAAAGAGATCGCTCCAGCGCTCCTCGACTTCAAGGCGCAGGGCGATTTGACGATCGTCGAACGACCTGGCGATGACGTCAAAGAAGTGGCGGACGTCATCTGTCGCGTGCGCGACGCCGGGCTACTCCCAGAAAAGAACGCAATCGGCGTGGATGCTGCCGGCATCACCGACATTGTCGATGAACTGGTATCTCCCGGCCGGGATATCAACATCGAGCAGATCGTCGCGGTCTCTCAAGGCTGGAGACTGAACGGCGCGATCAAAACTACCGAGCGAAAAATCGCTGGCGGCGACTTAGTGCATGGCGCCACACCCATGATGGCCTGGTGCGTCAGCAACGCGCGAATCGAGGACCGCGGTAACGCGATTTCGGTAACGAAGGCGGCCTCGGGCAAAGCTAAGATCGACCCGCTGATGGCTCTTTTCAACGCGGTGTACCTGATGGCACTGAATCCCGTCGCTGTGTCGACTCGCTCAATTTACGACGAAGGCATAACGATATGACCAAGCTTGACCTGATCACCTTCCTCGCCGGCCTCATTGGCCTGGGCCTGCTGACTGCAGGCGCGGCCATGATCTATACCCCTGCCGGCTTCATCGTCCCGGGGGCGGCCTTGGTCGCCTGGTCGTACATCGTCGCCCGTCGCGGCAGCAAAGGGTAACGGATGTTCTCACGACAGTTTTTTAGCGCCTCGGGCGGCGGTGGCGGCGGGGAGGGTGGTTGGCTGTCCGGACTCGGCGGCGGGCGCTCCGATGCGGGCCCCATCGTCACGGTCGAATCGGCGCTTGCGCATACGGCTTTGCAGGCATGCACAACGCTGCTCGCCGAGAGCATCGCGCAGCTGCCGCTCGAGCTGTTCCGGCGCACCGAGGACGGCGGCCGAGAGGCGGCAAAGGATCACTCGCTATACCGGATCCTGGCATATGCGCCGAATGAATGGCAGACGCCGTTCGAGTACCGCGAGCAAAGCCAGATGAAGGCCGGTACGCGCGGGAATTCGATCAGCATAATCGGCCGCGACGGGGATAGCACGGTCACCGGGTTGTACCCTGTGCCTTCCGAGTCGGTCCAGGTGCTGAAAGGCCCGGACCTGCTCCCGTACTACCGCATCGACGGCCAAGAGCCAATCCCTCAACGCATGGTGCACCACGTGCGCTGGTGGAGCCTGAACGGCTATGTGGGCGTTTCGCCGATCATGCTGCATGCGAATGCGATCGGGCACGCCCAGGCAATCCAGCAGTACGCCGGCAAGTCCTTCCTGAACGGGACGGCGCTCTCGGGCGTTATCGAACGGCCACGGGAGAGCGGCGCGATCAAAGACCAGGGCGTGGTCGACCGCCTGGTTGAGCAGTGGGCGCAGCGCTACGGCGGCAGTAGCAACGCCAAAAAAGTGGCGATGCTGCAGGAGGGGATGACCTTCAAGCCGTTGTCGATGACGAACATCGATTCGGACCTGATCGCTTCGCTGAAGCTGAGCGCGCTCGAGATCGCGCGCATCTACAAGATCCCGCCGCACATGATCGGCGAGCTGGACAAGGCCACGTTCTCGAATATCGAGCACCAGGCAATCCAGTTCGTGATTTACACGCTCCTGCCCTGGATCAAGCGGCACGAGCAGGCCATGATGCGCGACCTGCTGCTGCCGAGCGAGCGTGACGAGTATTACATCGAATTCAACGTCTCCGGCCTGCTGCGCGGCGACCAGAAATCGCGCTACGACGCCTACGCCGTCGCCCGCCAGTGGGGCTGGCTGTCGGTGAACGACATCCGACGGCTGGAAAACCTGCCGCCGATCGCAGGCGGAAACACCTACCTGCAGCCGCTGAACATGGTCGACGCGGCCAAGCCTATGCCTGCCACACCACCGAAGGCCAGTGCTGCGCAGGTCGCAGAAATCGAAGGAATCCTTGCATGAAAAATCGCTTCCGCCTCGCCGGCCTGATCTTCAACCAGCCGCAGATGGTCACTGAATCGATGCTGGACCAGGTCGCGCAGTGGGCCAACCAGCAAATGAGCCTGAATATCGTCAACTTGAGCGTCAACGGCACCCAGCCGCAGATGATGGAAGACGAGGGCGCGTACGAAAGTAGCGCCGCCCGCGCCGATGAGGCACGCCGCCAGGCGATCGCCGACACCGGCGTGGCCATGATCCCGATCCACGGCGTCCTGGTCAGCCGCAGCACGCAGCTGAGCCTGTGCGAGACGATGACCAGCTACGAGCAGATCCGTTCGCAGGTCAGCGCGGCGCTGGCCGACCCGGCCGTCGAGCACATCGCTTTCGACGTCGACAGCCCAGGCGGCAGCACGACCGGCTGCTTCGAGCTGGCTGATTTCCTGTTCGAAGCCCGCGGCATCAAGCCTATGAGCGCGATCGTGAACTTCAATGCCTTCTCGGCAGCCTATCTCCTGGCCTCGGCCATCGGCGACGTTTCCGTGTCGCGCACGTCGGGCGTCGGCTCGATCGGCGTGATTGCGAAGCACATGGACGTCTCGGCGCGCAACGAACAAATGGGCGTGAAGGTGACGACGGTCTACGCCGGCGCGCACAAGAACGATATGAGCCCTCACGAAGCGCTGACCGACCAGTCGATGCAGTTCCTCAACGAGATGGTGCAGGGCTACTACACCCAGTTAACTGACGCCGTCGCAAAGTACCGCAGCATTGGTGCAGACGCCGTGCGTGGAACCGAGGCGGGCGTCTTCTTCGGCCAGAAGGGCATCGACCTCGGCCTTGCCGACCGCATCGAAACACCCCAGGCGGCCGCCGACCGTGTGGCCGCACAAGCGCGGCAGGCCCGGGCAGCACGCACCACGAAGCAAACCTCCATCGGCGCCCGCGCGAAAGCGATGGCAATCCAGAACCAAATTTGACCGCGTTCGCGGGACAAGCAACCAGCCGCCCTCGAGGCGGCTTTTTCATTTCTAGGAAGGGCAATATGCCAACCATTAACGAACTCCGCAGCGAACGCGCCAAGGTCAACGCCAGCGTCCAGGCTCTGGCCGTGATCGAAGCCACCGGCACCCAGCTGAGCGTCGAGCAGGTGCAAGAATTCACCGACCTGCAGGCTCGCTTCGGCGAACTGACCGCTCAAATCACCCGCATGGAATCTGCCGAAAGCATCGCCGCCGCGGCCGCGGTGCCGGTCGACCGCGCGCTGGCCGCCGCTCACCAGCCAGCCGCGCCACCGGCGGCCGGCGCTTCGACAAGCATGCCTGCACGCCCGCGCACCGCCGATCTGCCGGGCTCCGGCATGTCGCGCATGGTGCGTGCGCTCGTCGTCGCCGGCGGCAACCAGCAGGTCGCTGCCAAATTCGCCATGGACAACCAGTTCGGCGAAGACGTGGCGATGGCACTGAACACCCTGACCCCCGGCGCCGGTGGTGTGCTGGTTCCGGCCAACATGGCGCGCGAAGTGATCGAGCTGTGGCGTCCGCAATCGGTCGTGCGCCGGCTCGGTGCGCGCTCGCTGCCGCTCACCAACGGCAACATCACGCTGCCGCGCTTGAAGGGCGGCGCCGTGGTCGGCTACATCGGTAGCGACACCGATATCCCGACGACTGGCCAGACCTTCGACAATCTGAAGCTGTCGGCCAAAAAGCTGACTGGCCTGGTGCCGATCTCGAATGACCTGCTGGCCTATGCTGGTACGAGCCCGAACGTCGACAAGCTCGTCGTGGACGATCTCACCGGAGCCATGGCATCCCGCGAGGACAAGGCGTTCATTCGCGACGATGGCACCTTGGACACGCCAAAAGGCCTGTTGTCCTGGGCGCTCGCCGGCTTCAAGATTGTCGCCTCGGCCGGCGATACGCTGCAGAAGATCGAAACCGATCTCAATAAGCTGATCCTGTGCCTCGAAGCCGTCAACGCCAACATGGGCAAGCCTGGCTGGATCATGTCGCCGCGCTCGTTCCGCTTCCTCGAAGGCCTGCGCGACGGCAACGGCAACAAGGTCTATCCGGAAATGAAGGATGGCAACCTGAAGGGTTACCCGATCGGCAAGACCACCCAGGTGCCAAACAACCTGGGCGCCGGTTCGAACGCGTCGGAAATCTACTTCGTGGACTTCAACGACTGCTTCATCGGCGAAGACGAGACCCTGCTGATCGACTATTCGAAAGAGGCGACCTACAAGGACGAAGGCGGCAACGTCGTCAGCGCGTTCCAGCGTGACCAGACCCTGGTCCGCGTGATCGCGAAGCACGACTTCGGCCCACGCCACGTCGAATCGGTATCGATCCTGACCGGCGTTACCTGGGGCGCGTAAAGCGACCTGATTGCCGACCTGCAACCGCAGGTCGGCTCACCCATTCAATAGGAGTCCGAGCATGAAATCGGTCAAATTTATCAAGCCGTGGAAGATTTACAGCCGCGGCGACGTCGCCGGCTTCGAGCCAGAGCAGGCAAAAACCCTCATCGACGGCAAGGTGGCGGAAGCCGTCGAGCCGGAAAGCAAGCCGGCTAAGACCGACGCGAAGTAATCCGCAGGCCGGGCCGGCTCGCACCATCCCGCAAATCGGAAGTGCTGCCGTTCCCGGCCGCCTGGAGGTCGACATGATCCACCTGGAAATGAGCACGCGAACTTCCGAGATCCGCGCCTACGACCAGCCAGGCGGCTACGAAAAACGATTGCCTTACCGCGCAATCGTCACCGTCACGCACCTCAACGACCAAATCGTCTACCTGAGTGGCGCCCATGGCATCGCCGACCGCGAGACCTGGGAAGCGATGCTCAACCTGCTGCGTGACAGCGGCGTCACCACGGTGATGCTCGAGCGGCGCGGGCGCATGAAAACAATCGAGCTGTCGGCGCCTGTCGCCGGTGGCGAAACGAATAATTGAGGACCACATGAGCGCAGCAAGCGACAACTTCGAAAATAAACTGATCGACTTCCTCCTGCGTGGTCAGGCGCTCGGCTTGGCTGGCGCTTCCGCTGGTTCCGGCACCGGCCTGTCGCAGGTGTTCATCAGCCTGAAAACTGCCGCCGACAGCGACGCCGCGCAGGGCGCGGAAGTCTCGGGCGCTGGTTACGCGCGTGTGGCCGTGCCCTGCACCCTGGCCGCCTGGGCGGGCACGCAAGGCGCCGGCACCACCGTGGCGTCGACGGGCACCAGCGGCACCACCTCGAACAACGCGGCGATCACCTTCGGCACGCCAGGTGCTCCGTGGGGTCAGGTTGTCGGCTTCGGCGTGCACGACTCGCTGACCGGCGGCGTCGAGCTGTTCTACGCTGCACTGGGCGCGCCGAAAACGATCAACAACGGCGACCCCGCACCGTCATTCGCAGCCGGCGCGCTGACCATCCAGATCGATAATTAATCATGTCAATGCGACACTTGTTCGTTACGGTAGCGCCGGCGACACCTGACCCAACCGACGTCGACTCGGGCAAGTGGAACGAGCCGCACATTTTCGACGCGGACGCGACCGCACCTGCTGCCGGCCTGAGCCCGGTCGCCCAGGACTATGCAGGGCGACCGGTGCTGGGCGTTGTCGCCCCTGGCGGTTCGATCGCGTTGATGCAGACGGCCTTCTTGCGCTGTCGTCCGGCCTACTGGCTGCCCAACGGCGGCTCGACCACCATCACCGCCAGTGGTATCCTCATTAATCCGGGCGCTCCTACCGCGCGATCGGTGGGGTCATTGTCGTTCTTCGCCTCGCACCGTCGCGTCGGCTACGTGACCGCCGCGACTGCCAACGCCAATGTCAATGCCCGCGCAGGCAGTGCGGCTGAGCGGCTTTACATCATCGGCAGCGCGCCGCGCACGGGCGGTTTCTTGCAGGTGTGGCGCTTCGGCACCTCGGCGTATGTGAACGATGCTCGTTGCTTTTTCGGCATGATGGGGAGCTCGTCGGCATACGGCTCGGCGTCCCCGAGCTCGCTCACCGACATGATCGGCATTGGCTTTGATGCGGGCGATACCGTCTGGAGCGTTTACTGCAACGACGGGAGCGGCGTCCCGACCAAGACGCCGCTCCCGGCTGGCTTCCCATGCAACACCAACAACACCGATGTGATCGAGTTTGTCATGCGCGTGGCGCCGGGTGCACAAACGGTTTCCTGGCAGGCCACAAACCTGACGACCGGCGTGACCGCAACCGGCACCATGCTTGGCGACCTCCCCATTGAGATACTGCTGCAGCCGCACCTCAACGTGTCGAATGGGCCGTCAGGTGTCGCCGCTGGCGTCGACCTCATGCTGATGTACATCGAAACGGAGAATTGATATGACTGCCTGGACTATCTCCGTGCCGAGCGGGAGGATCTTCGAAAGCGGCGTGCCGCTCGAGCAGGACGACAGCACGCAGGCGTATCAGCGCTACCTGGACTTCCTGCGCGCCGGGAATGGCCCGACCAAAGTACCAGACGCCGAACCGTTCCTGCCGCGCATCGACGTGTCGGCTTTTCAAATCCGCAAGGCGTTGATCAGGATGGGTCTTTTTGACCTTGTCGAAGCAGCAGTGGCGGCAAGCAATAACATCGAACTGAAGATCGGCTGGCTGCACTCGCCGCGCTTCTACTCGGACAACGAGCTGACCATCACCATGGGCGCGGGCCTGGGCAAGTCGGTTGACGAAATGTACGCGCTGTTCCAACTGGCCGCGAGCCTGTAGCCATGGGTGTTTTCGCCAGTAACGCATTCGCCAGTAACGCTTTCGATACAGGGGGCGTGACCTCCGGTGCGGTTCTGGCCGGCGCCGCCGCGCTCCAAGTGTCCGCCACCGGAACGCTGTCCAGCGTCATTCGCTTGGCAGGCAGCGCCGCTGGCGCGGTTGCCGCATCGGGCTCGCTGTCGACGCAAGTGCGTTTGACCGGTGCCGGCATGCTCGCAGCTTCATCATCGGGCACACTGACCACTTCGATCCCGCTGTCCGGCTCGGCCGCGCTCGTTGCGTCCACGTCCGGTTCGCTCGCTTCCGCCAGCGCGATTCTGTCCGGCACCGCTGCGCTCCAGGTATCCGCCTCGGGCGCGCTAACCACGCAGGTTCGACTGGCCGGTAGCGCTTCGCTGGTCGCGTCCGCCACCGGCGCGCTGTCGACTGTCATTCGGTTGGTCGGTGCTGCCGCGCTGCAGGTGTCCGCGTTGGGCGCATTGACCGGCGGCGGTGCGACCCTGGTCGGCGGTGCTTCGGTGCGCACCTTCGTCGCCGGCGTGTTTACCACCGATATCCCGTTATCCGGTGCCGCGTCGGTCACCGCGTCCGCGTCGGGCCAATTGGACAGCGGCGCTGCGCAGATGGCCGGTGCTGCTGTCGCCCGCGTGGCTGTCGCTGGATCGCTCTCAACGTCCATTCCGTTCTCCGGCGCCGCCGCGCTACAGGCGGCCGCGTCCGGATCACTTGCCGGTGCTGGCGCTGCGCTGGCCGGCGACGCCGCTGTCCGGGCGTCCGCCGCTGGCACGCTGTCGACATCCATTCTCCTGGCCGGCACCGCCGCGCTTCAGGTGTTTGCCGGCGGCGCGTTGGCGGGATCGGCCGTGGTGCTGTCCGGCGGTGCGTCCATGCGCGCGATCGGTACCGGCGACCTGTTCACCGCGATCGTGCTGTCCGGCGTGATGCCGGCGCGCATCACGGCGAGCGGTTCGCTCATCACCTGGATCGCGCTGTCGGGTAATACGCACACTGTCGTGTCGGCTGGCGGTGTACTTGGTGCCGGTGTCCGATATGCACGCGCGCCAGCGGGCTCTGGCTATGCCCCGCAACGCAACGAATATCGGGCGCGCCCGGCCCAGGTCGGCGGTGCGCGCATAGCTGAAATCCAAAGGAATATCCGATGACCGCAAAACTGATTACCCCGGCGGTTGGCCTGGCCGTTTCGCTCGAAGCCGCCATCACAGCGGCGCGCGCGAACGGCGCAGGTATCGACAGTGAGGTCGAGCAGGCGGTTCGGACGTACACGGCTGAAGCCGAGTTCGAAACCCAGCGCGCGCTCATCAACCAGACCTGGCGTCTCACGGTCGACAAGTTCTCGCCGGCGCTGAAGCTCGAGCGACCACCGCTGGTTTCGGTCGCGCACGTGAAATACCTCGACACCAACGGCCAGTGGCAGACGATCGACCCTCAGGACTACGAGGCCGACTCAGTAAGCGAGCCGGGCTATATCGTTCCGGCACCGCGCAAGGCCTGGCCCCCAACGGCGGATCGAATCAACGCCGTCGAGGTGCAGTACACCGCCGGCTACGGCCCGGACCACACGAGTGTGCCTGATTCGATCAAAGGCTTCATCCTGCGCCGCGTGGCAGATCAATTCGGACAGCTGTCAGCATCGCTGGCAGCGAGCGCGCCGCGGTTGCTGGATGGTGAAAGGGTGTACCTCTAATGTTCAACGACCGCATCACCATTCAGCAACGCGCCGTCGGCGCCGACACGATCGGGCAACCCATTAGCGAATGGATCGATCTCGGCGTTTTCTGGGCCGACGTTCGCCACCTGCGCGGGCTGGAGACTTTGCGCGCCGGCGCCGACGTGTCGGTGCTGCGCGCCTCCGTTCGCATGTGGTACCGGTCGGAAGTCGATGCGGCCATGCGCCTGGTGCACGGCGAAACGACTTATGAGATCAAGTCGCCACCACTGCGCAACGCGGACCGGCGGTTCATGGACCTGGTCTGCGAGGCTGCGAAATGAGCCTTTTGCAGTTGGATCTCGGACATCTTGAAGAATTCATGGAGAATCGGGCCGATGCTGCAGAAGCTGCGGCGCGGCCAGCGAGCCAGGCAGCGATTCAGGTCCTGTACGACGAGATTAAGCGCAACGTCGCTGCCATTCCACAAAAAACCGGGAATCTCGGGCGCAGCATCTACCAGGTCTACTCGGAATCGCGCAGTAGCCCGGGCATTGCCACCTACCAAGCCAGTTGGAACCACAGAAAAGCGCCGCACGGCGGCCTGGTCGAGTTCGGCCACATTCAGCGGTACGTGACCTACCAGGGTAGCGACGGCAATTTTTACACTGCCATACGCCCGAGCAAGCGCGGAACCCGCAGGCCCCGCCGAAACGCATCGCAGGCCGAAAAGGATGCCTACTACGTCCCGCTGCCGGCGCCGAAGCAGGTTGCAGCACGCGCATTCGTGCGCAGGGCGACGTCGAAATCAGAGCAGGCTGCCGAGGCGGCCAAAACCAAATTGCTACAGGCCATCAACAATGACACTTGAGGAGCGACTGTACATCGAGCTGGCGGCCGTCTGCCCGCGCGTGTTCCCCGACTTTGCGCCGCCTGAGACTGAGCGTCCGTACGTGACCTTTCAACAGATCGGCGGCGAGGTGGTCGAGTGCCTCGATAACACTGTGCCATCGAAAGAGAACGCCGATATGCAGGTGAACGTCTGGGCCGACTCTCGCAAGGAGGCCAAGGCCGTGATCCTGGCGATCGAAGCGCGCCTGAGCGGAGCTACCGAAATCCAGGCTAGCCCAATCGCCGCAGCCGTGAGCGACTTCGAAGCTGACATGGCGCGGTACTGCAGCAGGCAAGACTTCGACATTTGGGCCGATCGCTGATCGCCGCCCCATCCAAACCAGCCACCTCCGGGTGGCTTTTTTTATGCCCGGTCGCCGGGCTTACACGAAAGGCCTCATAAATGGCATTCTCACTCCCCAATGGCACGACGTATGCGGTTGCGTCGATCTACGCGACGCTGATTGCCGTCTCGGCGGCCACCAACGCGACTGAAGCGGTGCTCACGACCGCGGCAAACACCTATGCGGTCGGCGACCTGCTGGAATATACCTCCGGCTGGACTCGTGCCAAC